ATGGAATTAGTTGATTCATCTAATGATGCTTTAGAAGAAGAATTATTGGATAGAAAATATAATGCAAAAAATTATCCACCATCTCAAAGAGGAATGAGTATGGAAGAATTAAAGAAAATGCTTGATAAAGCAAAAAAAGATAAATTAAAAAGAGCTAAAGGCGGTATTGCAGGAGTACTGTAATGCCTGATATTCTTCCTAAACCTAAACCAAAACAATTTACTAAAATTTTAGATATGCTTAATACAAAAGCAGCAGCTAATCAATTCAGTACACAAACTTATACAGATCTAGTATTAGAATTTTCTAAAAAAGCATACGACAATAATGAATTATCAGATGAAGAATATGCAGATATTGTGGAACCTTTAAAAGGTGATACTGGTATTATGGTACTTGAACAAATTCAAAAAGAAAAAGAATATTTAGATAACTATGCTATTGGAGGACGTGTTGGATTAAAAAATGGAACTGATTATTGGGCAATGGTAACTGAAATGTATATTAAATCTGGAGGCCAAGAGGCAACAGGAATGGACATTCAAAAGTTTGCAGACAAGTATTTTAATGATTAAACGATTAACAAGAACTATTCCACCGGAATCCGGCCCCCAGCCTCAGGGCTTGAATCTTTCTTATAATGGTGTTAAAGAAGTAGAACTTACGGAGAAAATAAATAATGGCAGATATAGACAAAGCACTTCCAAACGAAGTCAGAAAAGAAATCGAACTACCGGGTGAAGAAGAACTTCAAGAAACTTTAAGTGAAGAAGTTTCAATAGAAGAGGAGTCACCTGAGCCAGTAGAGATACAAGAGAACGAAGATGGTTCTGTTGATATTGATCTAGATCCACAAGCAGCATCTCCTGAAGGAGGTGATGAGCATTATTCAAACTTAGCAGAATTTTTACCAGAAGATATTTTAGGACGTATTGGTTCTGATCTTTCTCAAAAATATTTAGATTATAATTCTTCAAGAAAAGAATGGGAAAAAACATATACTAATGGTTTAGACTTATTAGGTTTTAAATATAATAATAGAACTGAACCTTTCAGTGGTGCAAGTGGTGTAACTCATCCAGTACTCGCTGAAGCCGTTACTCAATTTCAAGCATTAGCTTATAAAGAATTATTACCAGCAGATGGACCTATTAGAACTCAAGTTTTAGGTGCACCTAATGAACAAAAAACTCAACAAGCTAAACGTGTTAAAGATTTCATGAACTATGAGTTAATGGAAAAAATGAAAGAGTACGAACCAGAGTTTGATCAAATGTTATTTAATTTGCCACTTGCAGGTTCTGCTTTTAAAAAAATTTACTATGACGATTTATTAGGTAGAGCCGTTTCAAAATTTGTTCCAGCAGAAGATTTAATTGTTCCATACACAGCTACATCATTAGATGATGCGGAAGCAATTATACATCGTGTAAAAGTTTCAGAAAATGATTTAAGAAAACAACAAGTTGCAGGTTTTTATTTAGATGTTGAATTAAGTAAACCTCAAGACAATGAAACTGAGGTTGAAAAAAATTAGAAGGAACTCAACAAACAGGTAATGAAGACGTATACACATTATTAGAATGTCACATTGATTTAGATCTTGAAGGTTTTGAAGATATAAATGAAGAGACTGGTGAGCCCTCAGGAATTAAAATTCCTTATATTGTAACTATAGAAGAATCTTCTAGAGGAGTTTTATCTATAAGACGTAACTATGAAATAGGTGATTTATTAAAAAAGAAAGTTGAATATTTCGTGCACTTTAAATTTTTACCAGGTTTAGGTTTTTATGGTTTTGGTTTAATTCATATGATTGGTGGATTGTCACGTACAGCAACTTCAGCGTTAAGACAATTATTAGATGCAGGAACATTATCTAATTTACCCGCTGGATTTAAAATGAGAGGTATTAGAATTAGAGATGATGCTCAATCAATTCAACCGGGTGAGTTTAGAGATGTAGATGCACCGGGAGGAAATTTAAAAGATTCATTTATGATGTTACCATTCAAAGAACCTTCTCAAACTCTACTTCAGTTAATGGGAGTAGTAGTACAAGCGGGTCAAAGATTTGCATCAATTGCAGATCTACAAGTTGGTGATGGTAATCAACAAGCAGCAGTTGGAACTACAGTTGCACTTCTTGAAAGAGGCAGCAGAACCATGTCTGCGATTCACAAAAGAATTTACTCAGCTTTAAAAAATGAATTTAGAATTTTAGCTAGAGTATTTAAATTATATCTACCAGAAGAATATCCGTATGATGTAGTTGGGGGTCAAAGAATGATTAAACAACAAGACTTTGATGATCGGGTAGATATATTGCCAGTTGCTGACCCTAACATTTTTTCTCAATCACAGCGTATCTCTCTCGCTCAAACGGAACTCCAACTGGCAACTTCAAATCCACAAATGCATAATATGTATAATATTTATAGAAATATGTATGAAGCATTAGGTGTTAAAAACATCGATCAAGTTTTAGTTAGACCAATGCCACCTCAACCAAAAGATCCTGCATTAGAACATATCGATGCTTTAGGTGGACAACAGTTTCAAGCATTCCCTGGACAGGATCATAGAGCTCATATAACTGCTCACTTAAACTTTATGGGAACTAACATTGCTAGAAACAATCCTATGATTTTAGCTTCATTAGAAAAAAATATTTTCGAACACATTTCATTAATGTCTCAAGAGCAAATTGAAATAGAGTTTAGAGATGAATTAGTTCAACTACAACAAATGACAGCCATGGCTCAACAGCAACCTCAGAATCAACAGATTCAACAACAGGTAATGATGTTGCAACAAAAGCTTGAAGCAAGAAAAGCTCAACTAATTGCTGAGATGATGGAAGAATATATGAATGAAGAAGAAAAAATTATTGGAGATTATGGTAATGATCCTATTGCAAAACTAAGAGCAAGAGAACTAGATCTTAAAGCACAAGAAAATGCTAGAAGGGAAAGAGAAGGTAAAGATAAAATGGATCTAGATAAGATGAAAGCCATGATGAACCAGTCAAATCAAGAAGAAAAACTAGAACAGAACGAAGAATTAGCTAATTTAAGAGCGGATACTTCAATTGAAAAAACTGTTTTAAGTAAAACCTTACCAAATGCTAAAGATATGATATCAAATGTCGAAATTATAAGAAGTGAAAACTAATTATGAAAAAAAAAATGACAAAAGCAAAAAAAACAGTTAAAATAAATTAAATTAAGGAAAAAATATGAAAAAACTAGATAATATAAAAAACATTCCTTCAGAAATGGAAATGAATCTTGAAATTGATCCTAGATCTAAGACTACAGCTGATGGTGCTTACAATTACATCGCAAAAGGCGAAGAAGTTGAAGTAAGAGGCACTAAAAGAATGTTAAAGTCTAAATCTAAAAAAGCTACTTGGATATAACATGTGGTTATCGGCAATTAAATTAGCCGTTTCTGCTGGTAGTAAAATTTATGCTAACAAGCAAAGAACGAAAATAGCTATGTCGGATGCACAGCTTATGCATGCATCTCGTATGGCTGAAGGAAAAGAAGCTTACCAAGGTAAACTTCTTGAAGCCAGACAATCAGATTGGAAGGACGAGGCAGTTTTAATAATTTTAAGTTTGCCTATAGCAATTCTGGCCTGGGCAGTCGTAAGTGACGACCCGACCGCAATGGACAAAGTAAAACTGTTTTTTGAGATGTTTTCAGAGCTTCCTAAATGGTTTACAAATTTATGGATCCTTGTAGTTGCGAGCATATATGGTATAAAGGGTACACAAATATTTAAAAACAACGGAGGAAAAAATAATGGCAAATAGTAGATTTAATAAACAAGTTTCACCTAAAGGATATAAGATAGGTGGACGTGTTAAAAAAATGGGTGGCGGAATGATGAAGAGACCTATGATGGAGAAACCTATGATGAAAGAAGGTGGTGAGGTAAAACAAACTTGGATTACTAAAAAAGAAGATAAAACAATTACTAAAAAATCAGTAAACGCACCTAAAAAAATAGAAGGTGCAAGTAAATGGATTACTAAAAAATCTAAACCAAAAAAGACTGGTCCTTACATTACTAAAAAACCAAAATACATAACTAAAAAATCACCAGCTAAAATTCAAGATAGAGAAAGAGTAAGATAAAATAATGCCATTACCTGTAGCAGCAGCAGTTGGAATAGCATTAAAAGGTTTTGGAAAAGCCTTAATGAAAAATAAAACTGTTCAGAAAAAAGTATCTGATACTATTAAGTCT